TGGCATCATCACTTTTGTTGCTGATCGACTTTGGAAATAAGGAGCATATTATGCCTATGGTTGGAAAAAAGAAGTTTCCCTACTCTTCAGAGGGCAAGAAAGAAGCCAAAGAGTACGGCAAGAAAAAGGGTATGCCTGTAACCATTATGGTTGCGGTTGGTAGAGGTATGCCTACCCGTGGTGGTCGTACTGCTACAAACATGATGAAGAAATCTGGGAGAGGTAAATAATGGCATCTTTAACTTCTCCCGTTACCTTACTTAGTGCCGTTGTTGCAACTGGTGCTTCTAAGGCTGTTCAAGCTGATGCGGGTCAACCTGCGTTTCTACAAGTTACAGGCATTACAACGGCTACTGTTGCTTTACAGGGCAGTCTTGATGGTACTACCTATGCAACCATTGGCACAGCATTAACGGCTGATGGCATTATTACTATTGCAAATGCTCCTAACTATTTAAGAGCCAATTGCACAGCATATACATCTGGAACAATTACAGCAAAGGTTTTGTACTAATATGAAACAAGGTCTCTACGCTAACATCAATGCCAAGCAAGAACGTATCAAAGCGGGTTCTAAGGAAAAGATGCGTAAGGTTGGTTCTAAAGGCGCTCCTACTGCAAAGGACTTTAAGCAAGCAGCTAAGACTGCTAAAAAGAAATGAAGACCCCTGCTTGGCAAACAAAAGAAGGAAAAAACCCCAAGGGGGGGTTGAATGCCAAGGGGAGAGCATCGTATAATCAAGAAACTGGTGGTAATTTAAAGCCTCCAGTAAAGTCAGGCGACAACCCTCGTAGGGCCTCCTTTTTAGCACGTATGGGCAATATGCCTGGCGCTGAGATGAAAGATGGAAAGCCTACTAGACTTTTACTTTCTCTTAGAGCTTGGGGCGCAACGTCCAAGGAAGACGCTAAAGCTAAAGCTAAAGCGATCTCTAAGAGGAACAAATGAGACCACTATCAGTCGGAGTTAGCCCAACAGCCAATACGCTGACAACTGTTTACACAGTTCCTACGGGTTACTACGCCAAGTTTACTGTGATGTACATTCACAATACTGGTGGATCGACTAAGCACATTACTGTTCAGTGGTATGACGCAAGTGCCGCTACAACCTTGGATATTCTTACTGAATACGACTTTACTTCCAAAGCATACCTTCAATTTGATGGTGCGGCTTATATCGTTTTAGAAGAGGGCGATAGGCTTCAAATTACTACTCAAAGTGCTAGTTCATTCAGTTTTATTGCTACTTTTGAACAAATAGGATTAACAAGAGCATGACCACATACCTTCAAGCTGTTAATGACGTTCTTGTTCGACTTAGAGAAGAGCAAGTATCTACTGTTACCGAAACAAGCTATTCCTCCTTGATTGGCAAGTTTGTCAATGATGCCAAGCGTCAGATTGAAGACTCTTATGAGTGGAATATATTGGGTACTACAGTAGTAGTTTCTACTGTTGCCAACACTTCCTCTTACTCCTTAACAGGGGCGGGTCAGAAGTTCCGTGTTCAAGACGTTATCAATGATACGAATAACACAGCCATGACAAACATCCCGTTTGTTAACATGAATCGTTATTTAAACTTTGGAACTGTCTCTAGTGGTGTTCCTTTGTACTATGCTTTTGATGGTGTAGATGCCAGTTACGACACTAAAGTAACTGTATTTCCCATTCCTGACAGTGTTGTTAGTTTAAGATTTAGCTTGATCGTGCCACAAGCACCATTAAGTTCTGATGGTACTGTGATTCTGATGCCCTCTGAGTTGGTGGTTCAGAGTGCTTATGCTCGTGCTTTGGTTGAGCGTGGTGAGGATGGTGGTCTATCGTCTTCAGAGGCTTATCAGTTGTACAGGGCTATGCTCTCTGATTACATCTCTATGGAAGCTACTCGCTATCCAGAATTTGGCTCTTTTGAGGCAGTTTAATGGCTCAACCAATCGAAACATTCAGCATTAGCGCACCAGGGTTTTTCGGGTTAAACACTCAGGATAGCCCGTTGGATTTAGCTAGTGGTTTTGCTTTGGTTGCCACTAACTGTGTGATTGACCAGTATGGTCGTATTGGTGCTCGAAAAGGTTGGACAAGGGTTAATTCTTCTTCTGGAAACCTTGGTGCTAACGATGTTGGTGTCATCCATGAGCTAGTCCAAACTGATGGCACTTTAACAGTCCTCTTCGCTGGCAACAACAAGATATTTAAGCTCGGTGCTTCTAACGTAGTGACTGAGTTGACCTATGGGGGGGGTGGTACTGCTCCTACCATTACTGCAAGTAACTGGCAGTGTGCTTCCTTGAATGGGATTACTTACTTCTTTCAAACAGGTCACGACCCAATCATTTATGACCCTGCTGTAAGTATAACTACCTACAGACGAGTTTCTGAGAAGACTGGCTATGTAGGGACTGTTCCTAGTGGGAATGTTGCTATAGCGGCTTATGGTCGCTTGTGGGTAGCTTCTTCTAGCACAGATAAGGTCACTGTTAGCTTCTCTGATCTGATTGCGGGTCATGTGTGGTCTGGTGGTACTACTGGTAATTTAGACACGAGTAGAGTTTGGCCTAATGGTGCTGATGAAGTTCAGGCCTTGGCTGCTCACAATGGTTTCTTGTTTATCTTTGGTAAACGACAGATTCTTGTTTATCAGGGCGCGACTACTCCTTCTACGATGTCTATTTCTGACACAGTTGGAGGGATTGGTTGTTTATCAAGAGACAGCGTTCAGACAACCAGTTCTGATGTGATCTTCTTGTCAAACTCAGGTGTTCGTTCCTTGATGAGAACGATTCAAGAAAAGTCTGCTCCTGAGAGAGACTTGTCTAAGAATGTGCGTAATGACTTGATGAGCGATGTTGCTTCACAGACATTGGCAAACATTAAGTCTGTTTACTCTGAGAGAGAAGGCTTCTATCTGTTGACGATGCCTGTTACTCAGTCTGTTTACTGCTTTGATACCAAAGTTATTTTGCAAGATGGCTCTTCCCGTGTAACCACTTGGGACTCGATTACTCCGACAGCATTGGCATCTTTGAGAAGCGGTGCTGTCTACATTGGTAAGAATGGCTATATCGGTCAATATACGGGCTATAACGACTACACGAGTGTGTATCGGATGCAGTATTACACAAACCATGCAGACCTTGGTAATGTGAACCAGACATCTGTTTTAAAAAAGATTTCTGTGGTTGTAATTGGTGGAACGAATCAGAATTTGTTTATCAAGTGGGGCTTTGACTTTAAGACGAATTACCTAAGTGCCACTACAACTATCCCTGTTCAAGGTGTATCTGAATACAACATTGCTGAATATGGTGCAAATGCAACAGTAGTGGCGGAGTATTCTGATGGCGTTGCTTTGAATACATTAAGAGTATCTGCCAGTGGTACTGGTAAGGTTGTTCAGACGGGCTATGAGTCAGATATTAACGGCTCTCAACTGTCTATTCAAAAGATTGAAATCCAAGCTAAAAATGGGAAATTATCATGAGCGATTACACCAAGAGTACGAACTTTGCAACCAAAGATAACCTTAGCTCTGGTAATGCAGCAAAGATTGTCAAAGGTACTGAGATTGATACTGAGTTCAACAACATTGCAACGGCTATTGCTACCAAGCAAGACTATGACGCTGATCTAGCGGCTTTTGCACTAAAGACTGCGCCTACTGGTGATGTTGTTGGCACTACAGATACTCAAGGTCTGACAAACAAGACCCTGACAAACCCAACTGTTACGAACTATGTCGAGACTGTTGTTGCCATTGGTACTGTAACAAGCTCACATACTCTTGTTTTAACTTCTGGCACTGTACAAACAGCAACACTAACTGCTTCTACTGCTTGCACTTTTACGATGCCTACTGCTACTGCGGGTAAGTCGTTTATCTTGTTGTTAAAACAAGCGGCATCTACAGGTAATGGTACAGCGACATTTACGGGTGTCAAATATAGTGCTGCGGGAACGCCAGTTGTTACTGCTACTGCGGGAAAGATGGACATCTTTTCTTTTGTAGCTGATGGTACTAATTGGTATGGTTCTGTTTCACAAGGGTACACACCATAATGTTTGCCGCTCGTAATTCATTTTTAGCAGGTTCTTTGTTTGCTGGACAGGAAGCATTTACAACTGCTGGAACATACTCATGGACTGCACCATCAGGCGTATTTTCTGTTTCTGTTGTTTGCGTTGGTGGAGGCGGTGGCGCTATAAATTGGGGTTCTGAAGGAATTGCTGGTGGTGGTGGTGGGGCTTTGGCTTATATCAATAACTATGCAGTAACGCCTGGTAACTCTTATACAGTT